ACGCCTACGATCCTGTAACCTACCAACCAGCCTGGCCTGAAAAATATGGGTCTTCCATGAGTTGCCCCATCCTTCAGGGTGGGGATAAATTGCCCCGCACTTCAGGGCGGGGATATTATCAAGCCCTCGAATCAGAAATCGGTATCCTCGCCTGCCGTGCCGAATACAACAACGAGCCGCACATTCAAGGCAAAGTATTTACCGAAGACCAGATACAATGGGCTAAACTCCCTGCCATCAATCATTTTAAGATTATTACCGGGTTTTGGGATGTTGCCTATGCCGGTAATGCCTCCAGCGATTACAACGCCATACGCATTTGGGGTTTAAAGGATAAAGATTTCTTTTACATTGATAGTTTTGTGCGCCAGAGCAAAATGCGCGAAGCCCTCAATTGGATGGCCGAATGCCAAAAGAACCTGCCTCCATCCGTATTCATCCACTGGCGTTTCGAATCACAGTTCTGGAATGGCGAAGTCGAACGAACCATCCACGACGTAGAGACGCACTACAGTACGTCTCTCAACCTGATTAAGGTTGACACCCCCAAGACCAAGAAGTACGACCGCATCCTTACCATGCAACCCTATTATCAAAACCGGCGTATTTATTACAACATCGCCAAAAAGGCGCACGCAGATACCATCATTGGTCTTCAGCAACTGTTTGGCATCGAACCAAACCACAAAACCAACGACGACGCTCCGGATGCCGATCAACAAGCAGTCGAATACCTTTCACGCTATCTCAGGGCTGGCAGCAATCAAACTCGCTCCGGCAAATTTAAACGCAATAAAACCCGTGCTATATGATTTTTTTAACCGAAGCCGATTTCAATACCCGCATCAATCAGGCAATTTTAAGCCAGATTACAGGCGACGATACCACGCAACTGGATAATGCCGAAGCCATGGCCGTTGGCATAGTTAAAGATATGCTTACCGGCAACTACGATATTGAAACCGAGCTAACCAATACGGGCACTGATCGCCACGCACCGCTGGTTTCATGGCTCCTGTCGCTCGCATGTTACACGCTTTACAGTTCCATCCCCGACAACGAAGTACCCGAGCGCATCGTAAAAGATTACGATGATGCCATGCTAACCCTGCACAATATTGCACGCGGCAAACAGCCCACAACCCTCACATCCGTTACTGTGGATGGTGTTTCAAAAAGAGTATTCCGCATGGGCAGCAACTCCGCCCGTAACCATAATTTATTATAACCATGAAAATATTAGGATTCAATATCCTCCGTAGCCCCGCCATTCATGGCGGGGAACCCGTAAATTTGGCCTCGGATCTAGCCAAATCATCATCCGGTTCAAAAAAACGCCTCTCCACAACCGCTAAGCGCTCACCCGTTTATCACACCCAGCTTGCACTTAATGTTTTTAGGCAGTCGGTCGAATCAGCACAAAGCATCGACAACCCAAACCGAATTGATCTTTACCGCATTTATGGCCAGATAAGCAAAGACAGTCACCTTGCTTCGCAGGTGCGCACGGCAATACAAAGCGTGTTGCAGAGCGGTTTCTTTCTGAGTAAAACCGATCAGCCCGACAAAAACGCAACCATGCTCCTGCAAACAGCCTGGTTCGATGCCTTTGTCGAACATTGCCTGCAAGCAGAGTTCTGGGGCCATTCGCTTATCGAATTCTCCCTTCAGAACGATGAGGGCATGTTTACAGATGCCGCCCTTATCCCACGCGAAAATGTCAGGCAGGAATTTGGCCTCTTTGTTGTTGACCCGTCCGACACAAAAGGCATTGATTACCGCACTGCATCCACCAAACTTGCACTTATCGAAATTGGCGATAAATACGACCTCGGTATTTACGAGCTGGCAGCCATCGACGTAATTACCAAAAACTACGCCCGCACCGACTGGAGCCAGGCCTCCGAAAAGTTCGGAATGCCGTTCCTAAAAATACTTACCAGCACCCAAGACTCAGACGAACTCGACCGCATGGAAACCATGGCCGCCAACTTTGGCAGCAATGCTTATGTAATCCTTAATAAAGATGATGATGCCGAAATAGTTGTATCCAACTATGCCGGTATGATGCACAAGGTTTATAAAGATTCCATTGAGCTTTGCGACCAGAACATCTCCAAACTTATCAATGGCCAAACCGGAACCAGCGACGAAAAATCATTCGTAGGCAGTGCCGAAGTACACGAACGCATCCTTAACGATTACACACGGTCACGCCTGCGCACCATTAAACATATTGCCGACAACCAGCTTATCCCGTTCCTGGTCGAATGGGGTTATCCGCTCGAAGGCTTCAAGTTCTTTTACACCGACCTGCTCCAAAAAGCCGAAGAATATCCAAACGAAGAAAATCCCAACAAACAAAATCCAAATTCCAAAAAAGACGGGTCTTCCACCCCCGCCAATTTGGAGGGGGACGGGGGGAGATCGGGTCAAAAAAAAAAGTTATCGCTAAACTTTCCCGACTGGGTTTTCAATATGCCGGAGGAGAGTTAGTCCCCTTCTTTACCCTCGCCAGCGAAAAGGTAGTCGAGTTCCCCCAAAGTACCATTGAGGCATTTATAAAGAAAATATTTATGCGTAGCCCCGCCATTCATGGCGGGGATGCCCGGGATGGCGGGGTTGACAAAGAGATGTTCCACGAAACCTACAACCAATTCACCGATGCCATTAACACCGGGTTTGGAGACGTAGAATGGGGAACCCCAGACTGGATGCTCAACCAGAACCTGAAATACAATGCCGCCACCTTTGCCGCCTTTAAAAATCATGCTGAAGGTAAGGAAATACAAAAGCTGCTAACAATGGAAGGTACAGACGGGTTTAAACCCGTCTCCTGGAAAACCTTCCGCGACCAGGCGCTCGCTATTTCCGAAAAATACAATAAACGCTGGCTACAAACCGAATACAACCACGCAGTACAAAGTTCGCGCATGGCACGCAAATGGCAGGATGTTGTTGGTGATGCCGACCTTTACCCAAACCTGAAATATGTAACCGCCGGCGACGAACGCGTGCGCCACAGCCATAAAGATTTGAACGGGGCTATTTACCCCATTAACGACCCCTTTTGGAATACTTACTACCCGCCCAATGGATGGGGTTGCCGTTGCACCGTGCGCCCTACCGACCAGCAAACCAAACAAGCTGCAGGATTGCCTGAAATCCCAAAAGGATTTGATAATAATCCCGGACAGTCTGGAATGCTATTCACCAAAGACCTGGCATATTTTAAAGGCGCTTCAAAAGCCGAAAAGGCATATCTCGAAAACGTTGTGGGCAAATTAGTGAGGAAGCCAGAGGATGTTAAAAAACATTTGGAAAAGTACCACGCCTATAGTGAGGAATGGCAAAAGGCAGGCTTCAATTATGATAATGGTGGGTATTCTGTATTTCACACTGGCCATAAATTTGACCCAAAAACAGGTATTTATGAAAAAAACACTGCTGAGTTATTAGCCAATCGAGGTCATCAAATCGAACTTCTTGATGAGAAAACTGGTAGCAAGCAATTTGATACTTATTTCATGGGAAAGCCTACCGACATTAAGGTAGTATTTAGTGAAGCAAAGATTGTAACACGAGGTGGTGAAGCTGCCAAACAAGGTGCCAGTACCGTAATATTCTATTTAACCAAAGATATTCCAAAGAAATATCTGTTTACAAGATTCCAAAACCTTTACAATACTCACGATAAAATAACCGACATCTGGTACGTAATGGATGACGAGCTACATAATTATAAAAAATAAGCCACGCCTGGAGGCGTGGCGGGTGCCCAGGCAGGACGAACCATGCCCCGACGCTACAAAAGTAATCTATTTAACATTCAAAAGTCAAGTAAATGCCAAAAAATAATTTAAACGACTTTTCAAACCGCTTGCAACGGAATTTAAAAGCCATTAAAAAGCTGTTAAACGGCGACCTGCAACGCATCGTAAAACGCGAAGGCTTAAACCATTTCGAGGATAGCTTTACCAACCAGGGATTCACCGATAAAAAACTGGTAAAGTGGGATCCGCGTGAGCCACCCGATAAGAAGTTTCGTAAAGATGGCAAGGCGCTAAAAAGCTACAAAAAGTGGAGTGCAAAAAACAAAGGCCGTGCTATCCTCGTTGGCCACCGCTCCGATGTTAAAGGCGGCCATCTTAAAGACAGCATCACTGCACGCATACAAGGAACTGCTGTAATCTTCTCAACCGATAAGCCCTACGCCAAAGTTCATAACGAAGGTGGTAAGGCTGGCCGTGGCAATGGCTTTACAATGAAAAAACGCCAGTTCCTCGGCAAATCTGATGTACTTATCGGAAACATCAAAGCCAAAATAACCAGCGAAATCAACAAAGTATTTAACGCATAGTGCAGAGCGATTAGCGCAGAGCATTTTTCGCTCTGCGCTCTGCACTATGCTCTTCAATCATAAATCATAAATCATAAATCCAAAATCCTAAATCATGAAACTCACACCCATCTTCAACAACATCAAAACCAGGCTTGGCGAAATAAGCGAAATCAAGCTCATTACCTGGTACAACAACCAGGATGCCGAAGGCATACTGCACACCACGCCAGCAGTATTTATCGAATTCCCAGATGCCATGGACATACAGCAGTTGCAAGGCCAGTACCAGCAGATGCCATTAAAAATCAGTACCTGGCTTATCACCAAAATACTAAGCCAGGCCGATGGCAGCGTAAGCGATACCCTCATGGCCGATCACGAAACAATTGCCCAGGACATTTACAACCAATTGCACCTGAAACGGGTGATTGATGACGACGGCTTTAACGTTACCAACTCATTTGTGCGAACACTTAACGAACTCGACATGAGTAATCCAGGTATTGTGATTACCAAGCAGGATTTCGAGTGTATGGCTTACCAACGCCCCGTTTATCCCGACACCACCACCACCATTACCGGTATCGGTATTACCACAGTTTCGGAATAAAAAAAGCCCCACAGGACTATATTTTGCAATTATAGCTCTGTGGGGCTAACTCCTAACTTTAAGCACTCTAAGTACTCCTATGGCGCTATCAGTTCCTGCTCCGGTGGCGATAGTTCTTTCAGTTCTTTTTTTGCATTAATGGCCAGGTACTTGTAAAATGTGGAGCGGCTAATTTTATAAACCTGGCTTATCATACGTTTATAAATAAACTCACCCGAAACTCCCTTAGCATTATGCTCTAAGTAAATGTTTTGGATGTCGATAATCTTCTTTAAATGATTCTGTTTATTGTAAGCCATGTTTTTATACTTTAAGTCAATACCATTTTTCCCCCTCACGCCTTATGCCTTACGCCTTATGCCTCACGCCTTTTGCCTTACTGCCCAAAATATTTGTGTAACTCATAAACCAAAGCCTCTCTTACTACTTCGGCATGGCCGCTGGCTTCAAAGTGCGAAAGCACATAACGCATGGTTGCCGCTTCGCCCTGTTTAAGTTTCAAAGATACTTTTATTCCGGAGTTTGTCCAGGCAAATTTAAGCATACTGTTGTTCATGCGTTTCATAACAGCCGTCATAATGAGGATGCACATTTCGCGTACATCAAACTCAGCTATCAGCAGCAGGTCGAAGTTTAGCAGCATGTCGTGCAACACCGTGTATTCGTCCTTACTCAACTTAACTTTAAAACTATCCCGTATCATAATTTATTTATAGTTCGGTTCTTACTAACGCCACCGGATCAAATGCTTTTATTATCTCTATCATTAAAATGGTATTTTAAGTTTATCCTTATTTTCTTTTATCGTTTTCCAATCACGATGTAACTTTTCTTTAATAGCTTGTCGGATGAACTGAGAAATGTTCACGTTGTAAGATTTAAGAATTTCGAGTGATTTATGCTGAGATTCTGAAATCATAATCGTTTGACGTACTGTTTTATCTTTCATCTTGTTACAATAAAATGTGTATTTATCGACGAGTTACCAACAAGCGGGCGAAGTCCATTTAATCAACTTCGGTGGTTATTAGAAGAAAAAAATAAAAACCCCACCCGCTTTGCTTTTTTCAAAAGCATTTAGAAACGTAATGAAACTTTATCTCTGCTTCTGAAATTATAAATATCTTCAATCAATAATTTGTACTGAGTAACATTTGCACAATGCTGCAATGCTGTTGGGTTTGCATTTAATCGCTCCAATAATTTTGCATGATTATAGTAGTCAATTTTAAATATCCCAATAACAGCACGCACAAAAGTTGGGCGATTAAATCCATCGTAATAAGGCTTAATCATCATTATTTTTTCAGCATTTTCAACTGCTTTGTC